ATATAGTACTTTCTACCAAACTAAAAAATAAAATAAAAAAAACTCTGGGAAAGCTCTATGCTTAAACGGACATTAACAAACGTGTAACAGCGTTTGTGGTAGCGGTACGGGAGTGGTACGGCGGAAAGCCTTCTGCGACAAGGGGTGTACCGCTGTACCGGCTGTACCGGCATTTCTCACTTTATTTTTTTTAAAAAAACTATTTGGCTGAAAAGTACTATATAGAAGCGCGTTTTTAGCACCGAGAGCCGCGAACCGCGCCCTTTACCCCAAAAAGGTACGTCTTGCGCCCAAAAAAGGGGCCGAAGCCCCGTTGGTTACGATTCAAAGATTGTGTCTTTGTGTTCGAGAGCTTCTTCTAATTCGGTTAAAAAGTCGTAAGTAAACTCCCCGAACTCTTGTTGCTGCGCCCCATCGTTGTTTTTATCGTAGAGGTCGAGCAGGGTCACCACCAAGATAAGTTCGCTTTCGGTAAGGCAAACGTTTTTGACGCTGCGGTCCACGGGCTTGCCGTCTGCTCCGGTTTTAATTTTCACTTCTTTTAATTTCATAAAGGTTTCCATTTTTTAAGTTGAGGGGGCCGAAGCCCCGTTGGTTTAGATTTTAAAGAACGCTTCCAAATACGGCACACGTTCTTCTTTTTGTTGGCACTTGATTGGGGCGCTCATTGGTTTGATCTTTGGATTAACCAGCGTGCGCCGCAATTCGCGATAGATGTTTTTAAAACCATCGCCGTGCGCTTTTCGGTAATTGTTTTTGAGCCAGCGAGTGTGAGGCCCGTACCGATATTGAACATGATGTGCAACCTCATGCGCGACTAAGCACTTGAGCAGCAACTCACGGTCATTACAGTCTGGGATGTTCCCGATTACTGGATCGTCGGCAAACGAAGCGTATTCATTAAATGAATTTTCTTTTAAGCGGTAACACCGCAGGTCAATGCAGATACCCGTTGCGCCGCCATTACTGGCTTGACTTCGATACTTGGTTTTCACCACGCAGTTTGCCAAAGCCTCCCGATACGTTACCGGCTTGCCATAAAAACAAACCTCGTATTTCTTTTTACAGAGTTCACGCAAACATTGTTTGGTGAGTTTCAACACAAGACGGTGTTCGGCAGCGGTCACGTTCGGGCCGCGTATAGATCGGATTTGCATCGCAATCTCTCCTTTTTTTAGTTGTTAATGATCCAACTGGTCCGCTAACCCAGCTAATTTTATAGCGTGAGTATATTATCGCATACCTAATCTTTAAAAGATACCCCCAGTTCTTAGACATTACTTAGACAAACGTCTTTCTTTCTAGCGCCGAATCTTTTTTTATGAAGGGGGGTTGCAATGTTATGCGACATCGCATACTCTCGAACATCACTTTACGGATTTGAAAGCAAAATGAGCAACCCGAAGTTGATGGTTCTAGGCGAAGAGCAAGATTTCACCAAAAAAGATTTGGCGATGTTGACAAGTTTGATTGTTGAAAAGTTCACCTCTGCGGGCATCAAGCCCGAAAGCTTTGCTTTCCAGATCCGCGTCGAATACAAATTAGAGGAAACAGCATGACAGTTACTTACCATTCTTTTGATGGACCCGTGGAATACAAAGACCCGCTGGTCGAGCTTGCCCGCTACGTTGTGCGCTACGGAGATGACAATGCTTTACCTAGCCAAGACAGCGAGGAAGGTAAACAGGCATACGAATATGCGCAGGAATTTTTAGAAAAAAGATGCGCGTGGGAAAAACGCCGTAACCATGTGAAAGATTTGCGCCGACAGCTAGAGGCGGATCAATTGGGGCAGCAAAAGCTTTTGTTGAAGTTAGAAGCAATTCGACGTGCCGCTTTGGAATTAGATCTCGGCGACACGGCCAAAGTCCTTGGCGAAATCGAAGACACCATCAAAGCGTTATTGCATGAAAACTAAAGTAACTTTTTATTTCGACGAAGAACAGGCTCAAGAAGTTTACGAGTTAGTTCTTGGTCTTAACGAACGGCTGGACCGCATGGATCAGTCATTATCAATCCTTTTGGAGAAAGTAGATGAGTTGGGAAAACCCACAAAGCGCAGAAGAAGCGCTGACGCAAGCACTGGTTCTAAAGATAACGGCACCAAGCGAACAAAAAGCAAACTTGATAAACCCGTTAGTTGAGCAGCTATCGGAAGGCATCAGCGACTTTAACGTCAACCTGTGCAAGAGCGCAGCGTTGTTTGAAATTTTAGGCTTGGACAACAAAGAGTTCGGAGAGTCATTAGCGGAGGTTGTGAATGAACACGCATAATTTAAAACTGCATGAGTTGCAGACGCAGATGAATGCTTTGGCGGTAGAAGAAGCATTTAAGCTAGGTAAAAAAATAACCGTGGGCATCCGCGCAATAGCTCAAGGCGTGGGCGTAGATTACGCCACCATGAAAGGACTGATCTACGGCACAATTAAAAAGCCGTCCGAGCGAACGTTGGGCCGCATCTATGCGTACTTGCAGAAGCTGGACGATTGGGTGCTCGACGGCAGCGACGATCCGGTTCCGGAGCTAACTATTTATACGCCCGCCGAAAAAAATGCGGCAAAACTAAAAGCCCGCGCAAGTCTCAAAGACCGCTTGGAAGTTGCGCCGGTTGCCAAAGGCACCGCTTTGTTGGTCACGGAAGACGAACTTGCAATGCTGGTAGGTTTGTTACAAGCCGCCGAGTCTAATATTCACGATGACTGCGCTCAATGGGAGGCTGATGCGGAGCATGAGTGGAGACATGAAGTTAGCACCGCTAGTTATCAGGCGCTGTATCGTCAGGAAGGTCTTTTGAAGCGGTTAAGAAAAAAGATTGAGTCGCAATCCCCGTGTCAATTTAAGTTTGACGTTGAGCTACAATCAACGGTTCCCGTGAAACTTTTGACTGTTTAGTATTGACAGCCTTAAAAGTTTTAAATCAAGATGATTTAGACCAGAGCAGAAACCTAACTGCTTAACATCAGGGTTCCCGTCCTCTGGGTCGCAGGCGGGATTAGACCGAGGGCTTTCCAATGTCCTATTAGCGTGTTCCCGTCCGCGTGGTCGATAGGCGGGACTAATTTGGCCCATCGCAGAGCAAATCTAACGTGTTCTGCGTATTTTCCAAAGGGGGTTAGCGGTGGGATCACCTTGAGAATTAAGTG